CGCAGTAGACGGCATACGATATCGTGATGTGACTGGAGTTCAGACGTGTGCTCTTCCGATCTAATAGTTCTTTCAACATCTTGTACCTTTGCTTTTGATATGAACATTGCCATTGTTGCGATACACAACTTTTTCAGGCTTGTAGAAACCTGACATCTTGTTGTGTGTTGGAGCTTTGACTATTTGCGGGATATAGGCACTGCCAGGAGCCATTTGGGTCCGAGGAACCTGATGCTGTTCACCCAGGCTCTCTGGTTGTGTCTGTCGATCTTTTTGATTCCGCTGTTGAAGTGCTTCCGCACTTTGGTCAGATAAGTGATATTCATAATTCCTCATTTTGAAACTGCTTTACATATGCCAGGATGCGTTTCGGTGCATCTTTACCGTAGAACTTTGCTAAAAACTTACATCGATCAATGACAAACTGTTTGTCTTTGGTGATGCAGTAAGAACCCCAGATTTCTCTGGCTTCTGCCATCTCTAGCTGCGTCCTGTCACCAATTCTCTCACCACTAATCAAGTTAGATATAGGGGTTTTCCCTATGATTGAACGTGAGGCCAGTTGGGAAACCATAGGGGTGCTGATGTAGCTTCAGGGATGTATTGTTGAGCATCTCGGTGAAACCATAGCTTAATCGTAGGCTCTCCCTCTCCAGAACCCTCAAAATTACGCTGTTTCCGACACAGAAGGTAGTGATCAGGATCGTTCAGAGTCTTGGCGAACTGACCATTGGTTTTGATGTCATCTTCTTTGATTTTGTTCCTCCAGACCAGCATCACATTGTCCACTTGGTCTGTAATGGCACCACTTCCTTTGTTGTCATGTTTGTCAGGAACAGCATTCTCATTCGCAGGCTTCTTGAGGTGGTGAACAAGGTGAACGTGGATGTTGTAGTCCCTGGCTACTGAAGTCAGTTCGTCAACAAACACCTTTTGACCGTTGTAGTCATCTTCACCTTTGACGCATTTGGCAAGGTTATCAATGAACACATGGTTGATCTTCAATTCCTTTCCACAGTACCAAACCATTCCGATTACTGTTTCAGCATTGGCTGTTCCCATTTGGTCATACAACCAAAGATAGTTGTTTGTCCACTCTCCGAACTGGTCGTACAGGTCATCAATAGCCTTCAATCCTTCATCAGCCTGAAACTCTGGCGTGAAAGGATTGAGACCAATCCACATCCTTGCCATGCGTTGCAGGGTAGTGGCAGGTTTCATCTCAAACGAAGCAATGCATACCTTCTCTTGTTGACCAATGATGGATAACGCTATCTGAGAGGTCATCAAAGATTTACCATGACCATTCTGACCAGACCAAAGAGTCACCTCACCCTTACGGAACTCAAAGTTTTCAATAGTCTTCTGCCAGGGAAGGTATGTGACTTTAGCTTTCGCCTTGTTCCGAAACTTCTCCTTCAGGACATCTACGTAGGCAGTAGCTTGTTTGACCTTGGCAAAGTGTTCTGTTTCTTTGAGGTACAGAGAAAAGTCAACTGTGTCTGCAATTATTTCGGCCATATTTCCATCCATCCATCTTGTTCCCAGTAATTTTTTGAGTCCAAGATATGTGTTGAAACAACTTTCTTCGCACCATACTGTTTGCAAGCCTCTAGGAGGTCTTTAGCGCGTTTTTCTGAGGTACTTGATACCAACACAGTCATGCCTACCAAAAAACGCATATCGAGCGTTTTAATGGCATCGTCTGCTGTACAGATAGTTACGTGTTCTTCGTACTCTTCCCAGTCTGTCACACAGGGGTAGTCGTTGATGAAGACAACTCTTGGAGCTTGTCCATTCAAACGCATACGAATCAGACCTTCGTGTCCTTTCATATGCTTCCTGCGAATGGGTTGAAGGCTTTAGGAGCGTTGATTTCGTCTTCCCATCTCTCTCCGTTCAACCAGGATGATGGATGTGGGATGTACTGTGGGTTCTTCCACTGTTCGCTTTTTTCTTGTTGGGCAAGAGCTGACAACATCTTCTTGAGAAGATCATCTGAGGGTTTGAGCTTTTCAAAAACTCGTTTGGCAAAGCCCTTGTTTGTTTTACGAGGGTAAGCTTTCCAGAAGATTTCAAAGTTATCAATCTCCTGTCCAACAAAGGTATCTGGTTTTATATATGTATTAGATGATTTTGCATTTTTGATGAATTCATTTTGCAAATTTGCAAATTCATCAGTAAAGGTGTACCAATTAGTTCGGTCATATGGATTAGGGCCAAAATGTCCGATTTGAAGCACTCCTTGCTCTTCAAGGCTTTTGGTAATTCTGTGTATCTTCATGGCATTCCAGTACGGGAACAGCACTGAATAAGCAGAGGCCGTGTTGTATGTCCAGTACTTGCCATCATGGAAGTTACGTTTAGCCGCCTTGTGGCTGTTAAGCCAAAGCCTTATGTTCTCGATAAAGATTGCTTCATCAAGACCAAAGCGGACGGCGTTTCCGACATCGAAACAATGAATCATATTCGTCTCACTCTAAACACTCCTCTAAAAAACGCTCCGGCAGGTGGAGGAGAAACACTTTTCGATAGGCTCATGACTTCCTATCTAGCCGGGGTTTCGAATATTATGCCTTACGCCTTTGCAGCTTGAGAGGCTTTTTCATATGCGCCACATGCCAGAAACCGCAGGGTGGGCAGGGATAAGACTTCAGGGTTACATCCAACCTTTTAAGGTTAAACGTAGCCTCTGCAATGGCCCTAGAAGGAAACGGATGCTTCCCCAGGCATTCAACCTGTTCACTCATCAAACATGCTCCGAGTAACGTCTTCCTGGAACTGCTGTTGGGCTTGTTCCATCAACTTCTGGTAGTTCATCATCGATGCAAGATCAGCTTTGTAAGTGCCGTCAGGGTTCTGTTGCATGCCAGACTGAGCAGCAAAACGGATGATGTCATTGGTATCAAACATAGATTTCCTCCAAGGGTTTCAACTTTCTTCCACTGGCTATTTCCAAGGCGGTAGCCAGTAAACCGCACACTCCTGCATCCCAGTCCTCTGGGTAGTCAAGATAGGTTGTGACGTAATCAATTGCCCAGGCAACGATCAGTTCAGCGCATTCATGTTCGTGTTTGTCCATGCCCAGAATGTATCGGCTAAAAAAGTTGCTGTCATTAGGGAAAACCCTAATACACATCACACATGAGACCCATGACAATCGTTCTACCGGAATGTTCCGGGTTTACAAGGAGAGTGTGATGAGGGCTTCAGTCGGATTGCTGGCATTGTGGACGGGTCAGTTGACTGCCAATGTTGAACACATTAAAGACATGGCAATTCACCAGATGAGTGATGCAGAACTCGAGCGTTTTGCCAAATTTGTCACAGAGGCTGGTTACGCACTGTCATCTATTAGCAAATACGTTAAAGACATTCAGGAGCAAGCATGAATCTTTTTTCAACCACGGTTGCAGGCATCCCTTGCACCATCTGGGTTCATTACGTTGAGGTCACAGAAGGCTCTTACAGCTACAACGCTGCAAGTGACTGGGACTATTACGGATACAAAGAACTTGAATACACAGTCTGTGATCGTCGTGGTCGTCCTGCTCCCTGGTTAGAAAAGAAGCTTACCGAGGAAGATGATCAGCGTATTAAATCAGAATACTTTTCGGAGCAAGCATGAAAACATTTTTGGAGCAGGCAAAGGAAGAACTTCACGATGTCCTCTATTGCTGCTACTGTTTAGAGCCAAAAAACGATAAGATCGTCTGTTGCGACGAGTATCATTTCATCGAGTTCAAGTACTTTGATGATGACGCTCAGAATGAGATTATCAAAGCTGAATACGATTTGCATAGGAACTAACATGAGCGTACACAAGAAACTGATGCAGGCCAGGATACGTCTGCAAGGCACCAAGCTGAACAAGTCTGGTCACAACAAGTTTGCAGGCTATTCGTACTTTGAACTGGGAGACTTCCTCCCAACAGTTCAGAATATCTTCAATGACCTGGGACTATGTGGCATTGTCAGCTTCACCGCTACAGAAGCCACTCTGACCATTACAGACGTTGATGACATGAATTCCATAGTGATCCATTCACCTATGGGTTCAGCGGCTCTTAAGGGCTGTCATGAGGTTCAAAACATTGGTGCTGTTGAGACATATCAACGCAGGTATCTTTGGGTATCTGCAATGGAAATCGTTGAGCATGATGTGCTTGACGCTACAACAGGAATCAAAGGTTCTTCTCCTGTAATCACACCCAAAGGCGGTATTGGTCATGATCTACCAGAAGAAGAAAAAGAGATTCTGCGTGAAATTGCAAAAAGCTGCACTGATCTTGTCAAACAAGGCAAGGCCAAAGAAGCTTACACCATGATCAAAGAAAGCCAGTTGGAGCAGGACCAGGAAGTCTGGCTCTCCAATCAACTAGCCTCCGATATCCGGAGTGCCATCAAAAAAGCCAAACTACAGTAAAGGAATTAACATGGCTGAATTCGACAATACCAATCGCGGAACCCTGTTCACCAATGACAAAAAGGAACAGGACAACCACCCTGATTTCAATGGCTCTTTGAATGTCGGAGGCACTGAGTACTGGATTTCCGGATGGAAGAAGAAATCAAAAGACGGTAAGGGCTTCCTGTCTCTGTCTGTCAAAGAAAAACAAGACCGCCCCCGTCAAAGTAATCAGCCTACCCGTAAAGCTAAAGACGACTTTGACGATCTGAGCTTCTGATGTCAGCAAACGAACACCAAGTAAAAGGTACACACTACAAAACCAAGGCAATTCAGCCTTGGGATTACATTGCTTCCAACAATATTGGTTATTTTGAAGGCAATGTGATCAAGTATGTATCCAGATGGAAAGACAAGGATGGAGTTGCTGATCTCGAAAAAGCACTCCATTACATTCAGAAACTCATTGAGCTACAGAAATGACATACGCAGCAGTAGAGATGGATATTGTTCGATGGGCAGAAGCCCGTCAGATCATTCCAAACAGTACCCCAGAGACTCAACTATTGAAAGCTGTTTCTGAACTAGGAGAACTGGCAGATGCGACCATCAAAAAAGACCGTGATGCAATTGTTGATGGTGTTGGCGATGTTATGGTATGT